AATTTACTGTACCTGCTGTTACTGACACTAAGATTGTTGCCATTGTACGCGGTGATGTATTGCTCTCTAAAGGTGCAATTCGCTTTGGTGCTGGCTTCACCACTCAAGTTCAGAAAGATGCTGCACTGGCTCAGTTGGAAGCATTGAACATCCGTAACACTGTTACTGTGTAACTCGATAACAAGTATAACAAAGGAGAGTAAAGAATGTTAGTAACAAAACATGATAATCCATACCGCGTAGTAGATCGTACCGATGAACTGATGGTGATTCCTAATCAATGGGGTCTTGTTAATCAGTTAGGTATTTTCCAAAACCAGTATGTAACTGGAAACACATTCTACGTTGACCGTCACATCATGGACTTTGGCGTGTTGGTAGATTTGCCTCGTGGCACTAAACCAGCAGCAGGTCGTGAAGATAAGCGTGAACGCCGTCATTTCTCGATCCCTCACTTCCCAATCCGTCAAGCAATCTTGCCTTCTGATATTGCACAGCAATCTCGCAGAGGCACAGGTGAAGTGGACAGTATTGATTTGGCTCGTGCTGAGAAGATGGAGTTCATCCGCCGTACATTGGCAATGACTACTGAGTTGGCTCGTTGTAAGATGTTGACCACAGGTGATGTGTATGCACCTAATGGTAATGTGGTGTTGAATGCTTATACTGAATTCGGCGTAACCCGTAAAGACATCGACTTCAAGTTTGGTACTAGCACTGAAGACCCTCTTGGTCGTGGTGAAGAGGCTATCGCCCACATTCAAGATAACCTGAATAACGGTGGTGTTTACAATGGTGCTATCGCGTTATGGTCTCCAGCAGGCTTCACACGTCTGATTAACCATCCGAACGTCAAAGCTGCCTATCAGATGTACGCATCTACTCAAGAACCTTACCGTAACCGTTTAGGTGGCAACACTACTTATCTCCGTGAGTTTGATTTTGGCGGTATCCGCCATATCGAATATCGTGGTGGTATCGGTGCTGAGAAGTTTATCCCTGATGGTGAATGCCGTATCTTGCCAACTGGCACTGACTTCTTCAAGACCTACTACGGTAGTGCTGAACGCTTTGGCTTGGTGAATGTTCCAGCTCAAGAAGCATACTACTTCGAGAAGATGTCTGAGGATGATGACCAATGGACTATTGATGCAGAGACCAATATGGCTAACATGGTCTTGAATCCAGCAGTTGTTGTTCGTGGATATAGCTCGAACTAAAATGTAATAACAAACGTCTGTGTTGCTAACGTGATGCAGACGGGAAAAGAGTGTAATAAGCTCTTTTCTAAATTACCTTCAATGCAGGGTAATCCAGAAAGGAGTATTAAATGCTAGACCCAATCAATGATCCTGTAGCGCGTATTAGACTGGCTTGTGGTGATACAGAACAACCTTACTGGTTAGATGATTCCACATACCAGTACGCTTTACAGCAAAGCAATAATAATGAAAAGCAGGCAACAAAGCAATGCGCTTTCTACATCCTAGCTCAGTTGACAAGGAATGCTCACGAGAAGCTAGTTCAGATTGAGATTTATGGCAGAGAGTATTTTGAGAACTATCGTGATTTTATTATGATGGTAATTAAAAACCCAATGTCTGGGGCAGTTGCACCAATCCCTTATGGCGGTGGTGTGATGAAAGAGGAAGCATCTCAGTTGATTGCTAATGGTGAAGTGAATACTTATAAGACACCAATGAATAGGAAAAGGATTAAACCAAAATGGTAAATCGTTTCTATTCCAATATGCACAAGGTAGTTCAGAAGCATTGCAAGTACGGTGGTACAGATGTCGTCTGGAGGCATGTAACGACCGTCTATGACCCTGAAACAAGTGGGAACATAGATACATATACCGACTACTATTTGAGAGCATTAGTGTTCGATTATGAGCGTTATAACTCAGGTGATGTACCTCAGAAGAATAACCTAGTGGCTAAATCAGATAAGATGTTTCTTATTGACCCTCTTACAGTCAAAGATAGTGATGGCAATGTAGTTTACCCGTCAGTTCTTCCTGAAATTGGTGATAAGTTCTTGGTAGGCAGTGAAGTGAGCACGGTGTACCAGTTGAAAGAATTGTCTCCCGATGCTTCGACACCAGTGATGCTTGAAGTGCAAACACGTTTCTAAGGAGTCAATATGCTTGCATCAGAGATTACAAAGAGGTTCAAAGAACAAGTAAGAGATGAATCTAGTAAAGCATTTGCCAATCGGTGCAGACAACTATTCACAGCAGTGATTAACACAACACCGATAGACGAAGGTGAGGCATCAGGTAACTGGCAAACTAGATCAACATCTACCAGTAAAGAAGTTAATAGATATGGTAAAGAAGCTGCCATTGCGGAAGTGAATGCTGTGCTTACTGATGATTACTTCAAGAAGAGTAATAGAGTGTATTTCATTAACAATACATTCCATGCTTGGGGTCTTGAATATGGTAATCCGACATACACTAACCCAGCCGCACCGTTTTCTTCTCAAGCCCCTAACGGTATGTTGAGAATTAACGTCAAAAACTTTTACGTCTGATGAGAGGTAGTTAATGAGTGAGCAAATTATCAGGCAAGTATTAGAAGCAGAGGCAACAAGGGTATTTAATAGCCTAAGCCATCCAATGAGAGTGGTGTTTCAGAATACAGCGTACACACCTAAAGTAGGTGTTCCTTATGCTCAATGTTATGTTATTCCAGCGAGGACGATTGATCCTTCTATCGGCGATAAACATAGCAGGCGAGTTGGGATATTTCAAATAAGCGTATTCCTGAACTCTAATGAAGGTAGTAAAAATATGTTCCCGATTATGGATGCCGTAGATGCCGCATTTTTTCGTGGAAAGAGTTTTGAGAAGAATGGGAAGTGGGTGAGTATTGATAGTAGTCCATCGTATTCACAGGCTTCTGTTCAAAATGGATGGTATGTTTTCCACATATCTATTGACTACAGAATGGAAGTATTTAGATAGCTTCCCATTTTATATTAAGGAGAAATAAAGATGCCTATTCCAAGTGGCGTAGAAACACGTCTAGTAATTGGTAAAGAAACCACATGGGGCGTTAAGCCTCTTGCTACAGCAGGTAAGCTGACACGCCGTACCACTGTGACCTTAGACCTTGCCCGTGATATGTTTGAAAGTGCTGAGATTATCTCTACTGCACAAACACAGGATATGCGTTTAGGTAGCGATAAAATCACTGGCACACTGAATGGTGAATTGTCCTGTGGCACTTATCAAGATTTGTTTGCAGCAGCATTCCGAGGCGCATGGACAGCAGGTGCATCGTTAGCAGCACCAGCAGACCTAGCTTTTGTTGCACCTAATAAGATCACCCGTACCACTGGTAGCTTCATCACTGATGGCTTCAAGATCGGTACTGCGGTGGATGTGACTGGTGCTACCAACGCAGAGAACAATGGGCGGTTTGTGATTGCCGATGTAACAGCATTAGAAATCACTATTCAGGTAAACGTGGTTAACGGTATTCAACAGCCTTTGGTTAATGAAGCAGCAGGCGGTTCTATCACTGTTACCACTGCTGGTAAAGTGTTGATTGTACCGACATCGAATCGCACCAATGATAGTTTCACTGTTGAGAAATACTACGAAGCTATCAACACTGCTGAAGTTTACACTGGTGTTAAGATCAGTACCATTAACTTCAACTTCCAACCTAATGCAATGGCTACTGTAGCCTTCGGCTTGTTAGGTAAATCTGCTGAGTCTAATACTGGTGCTTATTTCACTACACCAGCAGCTAACTCTCCAACTTCTGTGTTGGCTGGTACTAAAGGGTCGTTGTTTGTAGCAGGCCAACGTATTGGTATTGTTACTGGGTTGACAATTGATCAATCTGGTAATATGGAAACTGGTCAAGTAATTGGTGATCGTCAGACACCGGACGTGTTCTTAGGCCGATTTACTGCATCTGGTCAATTCACCGCATACTTTGAGAACAATGATTTGTGGGAAAAGTTCCGTGATGAAGAAGAACTGACAATCACTATCCGAGTAGATGGTGATGGTACTGAAGGTATGGTATTCACCCTGCCTCGCGTTAAGCTCGGTGGTGCAAGTAAAGATGATAAAGAGGTTGGCGGTATTATCCAAACTGTCCCATTCACTGCATTGCTTTACACTGGCACTGAAGCTAAACACAACACCACTATGGTATTGCAAGACTTCACGCTGTAATTTGCAACAGAAACAAAACACAATTTAATTTGATTTTTCTTGTCCCCGTTTAGGGGACTATTTTTGCACAAAGGGGATTTACATGGGCTTCGATATTCGTAAGATTGATACTAAGGCTGCTGCTGAAAAAGGTTTGACATTTGATTTGATGTGGCAGGATGCACCTGTTGATATTCAAATCAGTGTCGTAGGGGCTGGCAGTGCTGCATATAAAAAACATAAAGCCATTGCTGATGCTAAAGAGTCTAACGCTATTAAGCGTAACAAGCCTCTGACAGACGATGAAAAGAATGATCTGTACGTCACACTGGCAGCACATTGCACAACAGGCTGGAAAGGGATGATTCTCGACGGTCAAGAAGTACCATTCACTGTTGAGAATGCAGTCAAGATTTATACTGACTTTCCGTGGATTGGTACACAGGTGATTGGTCAGATTTATAACATTGTTGAGATGGTGGGAAACGTGGACGCATTGGAGAGCTAATCTCCTTTGCTGAATCAGAGATTGATTCAATGCTGGAAGAAAGTGGGGCATCTACTTTAGAACATCTTATTGCAGTGTATCAGGCAACAGGCGAGATGCCTCCTGAACTGATTAAGATTCAGAGTATTGATTGCCCTATTGAGTGTTACCATATATGGCTGGCCTTCATTGACTTGTGCTCAACGAGAAGTAGCAATGGCATGGGGCCTAATCCTATTTCATTTCAAGAGATAGATGCCTACATTAGGTTGACAGACAATCTTTACGATTTGACAGCAGACGATATTGATATTCTGAAACAGATAGACGTTATCTATCTAAACAAGGTTAGCAAGAAATTAAGCAAGAAATAGATAACAAGCAATAAGGGGATAGATATGAGCGATATTGCAAGATTAGGGGTGGTGGTAGAACAAAGCGGCATTGAAACTACCCTTAAGGGGTTAGATGCCATCGCAGCTAAGATGAAGGCGATAGAAACAAGTAAAGTATCCCCTGTTTCAACTCCTAAAGGTGGCAGCACAGCCACAGCAGCGTTAGCTAAAGAGGAATTTAAGCTAACAGCCTTCAAAGAAAAAGAAGCAGAGAAAAGACTTACTGTTGCTGAGAAATCAGCAGCAAAAGAAAGAGATATTGCATTAAAAACCAATTCTGCTAAGGAAGTAATTGAAGCTCGTACAGCAGCTTACAAAAAAGTATTAGCTGACAAAGCAGAATCAGAAGCCATTAAGCACAGTCAGCAAATGGCATTTATCCATAAAAGATCACAAGATGGTATTTTACGGATAGAAGAAAAAACAAAGGCTGATATTCTCAAGATAAAAGAGAAATCCGATTCAGACCTAATCAAACAATCCTCCAAGTTGAACAATGACTTGGTACGGATGTCAACAGCACAAAGCCTGCGTATTGCAGAGCAAGAAGCTAAGAATGCGTCTAACCTTTCAGCTATTTCTCGGAAAGAGTTAGATAAACAAGTTACAGAACAAACAAGAGCAAGAGCACGTATTGAGATTGAGAAGGCTAAGAGTGCCACCAGAATCGAACAGATTGAGGCAGCTAACCAAGCCAAGATTCAGCAAATCAGAGAGCGTACAGCAGCCTATGCTGAGAAGCTCCAAATGCGTGAGGAACTAGCAGCAAGACGCTCTATCGAACAGCAAGGCAAGGCTTATTCGTCTTTAGCCGATATTGCTAACAAGGCTAGAAACGTCATGTCCGTGGCCTTTGCAGGCTATGGTATCACTGAAGCTGTTGGTGCTGTTATCAAGACAGCGGACGCTATGACAGAATTGAATGCACGTCTCAGATTGGTAACACAATCTTCAGCAGAACTGAAACAAGTTCAAATTGACTTGTTCCGTATATCTCAAAGCAGTGGTACGAGTATTAAAGATAATAGCGAGATTTATTTTGGTCTTGCTAGAGCAACAAAGTCATTAGGAACATCTCAGAAGGAGTTAATCTCCTTAACAGAAGGTTTAGGCAGGCCGCTATCGTGACTGGGAAA